GAAGACGTGCTACGGCGCGTTATGGAGGCGCGTACCACCAAGTTCAGTGAGCCCCGTATCACCTTCATCAAATGAGCCTGCGCATCATTAAGGCAGACGAGCGCCTAAAGCGCACCTCGGACTGCGTGAAGGCGGTTGTGTTCGGCCCTGCCGGTGTTGGCAAAACATACCAAGCCCGCACGCTGGACGCGAAGAGCACCCTGTTCGTTGACCTCGAGGCCGGTACGTTGGCGCTGGGCAAAGACTGGAAGGGCGACTGCCTCGACATTCGCGGCACGTCAAACGAGATGGGGGCTCATCCGTGGGAGCTGGCGAAGGCCATCGCCCTGTGGCTGGGTGGACCGGATCCTGCCGACGCCAACGGCTCTTACTCGAAGTCGGCGTACGAGTCCGTTGTGAAGGCGTTCGGGCCGGCGTCCGGTCATGAGCAGTATGAAACGCTGTTCGTTGACTCCATCACGGTGGCGAGCCGAATGTGCTTCGCATGGTGTCAGCAGCAGCCCGAGGCGTTCAGCGACAAGACCGGTAAGCCCGACACCCGTGGGGCCTACGGGCTTCTTGGACGCGAAATGATTCGCTGGGTAACCCAACTACAGCACTGCCACAAGAACGTGGTGCTGGTGGGGATTCTGGAGCAGCAGGAGGATGAGTTAAAGAGGAAGTACTGGGACGTTCAAATCGAGGGCTCGAAGACGGGTCGCGAGTTGCCTGGTATCTTTGACCTCGTTCTGACGCTTCAGAACTTCGAGGCAGAGGACAAGTCGCAATACCGCGCCTTTGTCTGTCACCAGCAAAACCCGTGGGGCTATCCCGCAAAAGACCGCTCAGGCACGCTTGAGCTACAGGAACCCGCTGACCTTGGTAAGGTGCTCGCCAAGATCCGCGCAGGTAAACGCATCGACACCTCAAAACACTAAAAACACTAAAAACAAAAATCGAAATCAGTATGTTCAACGCACAATCAACAAACGTCGGAAGCACAGAGATGGAACTCATTCCCAAGGGGACAGTGGCGAAAGCCGTCCTTGTGGTGAAGGAGAGAAAGAGCAGCCAATCCACCGGTGGAGACTACCTCTCCATCGAGCTCGCCATCCAAGGCGGTCAGTACAACAACCGGCGAGTGTTCGGTATGATCTGCAACCCGTTCGATGAGAACAACAGCGAGGTGTGGCGCCAGATGGGAATCGGGGCTATTACTCGCATCCTTGAGAGCCGTGGCGTCTTCAACTACGAAGACCCCGCTTCTTACGAGCAGTTCAACAGCGGTGACTTCAATCAAATCATCGAGGCGCTCAACGGCGCTGAGGTCGTCATCAAGGTTGGTATCGACAAGGGCAAGGATGGACGCGCTGACCGCAACTCCATCAGCGACTGGGGTTCACCCAACCCAAGTAGCAACGGGCACAAGCTCTGGAACCAAGCCAATGAGAGTGCGCCCGAGGCGAAAGCACCGGTGCCAGCAGCGAAGACAGCCGCGCCTGCGGCGTCGGCTGGCAAGAAACCTGCTTGGTTGAAGTAGTACAGTTTGTTCGGGGTTGTGGGGGGCGGGGCAATAATGGTTGTCTCGCCCCCCTTTTTTGAGGTAAAACCAGCGGCATTCTCAAGCCGCATGGTGTGCAGGGAGATCCTGCAACGACGCTTTTTCATTTTTGCGTCAGTGAAACAAAGGCCACAACATGATTTTACGACCAAGGCAGGCGCAGTTCGTTGACGCCTGTATCGACGCACTGGGCAAGTGCGGCAACACATTAGGAATCGCGCCAACTGGCGCAGGTAAGACGGTCATGGGCAGCGCGATTCTCGCGCCGTTCGTGAAACGCGGGCCGGTTCTCGTCATCCAACATCGCGACGAACTGGTGAAGCAGAACAAAGACACCTTCAAGCGGTACTGCCCGTCGGAGAAGACCGACGTGTACACCGCCGAGCGAAAGGCTTGGTCGGATGGCGCGACCTTCGCGATGGTGCAGACGCTGTGTAGGCCCGCGAATCTGGAGACCATGCCAAGCGGGATGTCGGCGCTGTTCATAGATGAATGTTTCCCAAAAGGAACGCTGATTGATGGAAAGCCAATCGAAGAAATTGGCATTGGAGACAATGTTAAAACCCACCTTGGTGAAGGCAAGGTAACGCATTTATTCAAGAGCAAGCCAACAAGCTTTGTGTCGATTCATTTTGTTGGAGGACAAGTTCTTAACTGCACAGGCAGTCATCCGGTTTGGACTCAGAGAGGATTTGTTGCCGCCAAAGATTTGACCAGTGACGATATGATGGTTAACATCATACCGTATGGCAAACTGCGTAATTTGCGAAAAGGAAATCCCAGTCAAAACGTATCGAGGAGCACGTCCAGGCAGGCTGTGCGGACAGAGGGAGTGCAAGGTGGAGCTCTCAAGGAGAACCATACGCAACAGTTTCGAGAAACATGGAGGAGAGATAACAAAATTCAGAAAGACGAATGGGATGCACGATCCAGCGGTGCGAGAAATTGTCTCAACCAAACTGCGTGCAATGAAGTGGAAGCCACCGGTTCGGAAGGGGAATGGGACTGGGCCAACAATCCATCAGCTTGCGATAGCATCTGCCCTAGGGTGGCAAATGGAGGTTGCCATACCGACAAAACGGAAATCATCGGAAAGGCTTTATCCAACTTGCTACAAAGTGGATGTTGGGAATTCAGAACTGAAAGTTGCAGTGGAGGTAGACGGAAATTCTCATTTATCTCTAAAGAGAAAGGCTCAAGACGAAAAGAAAGACGCGTTTTTGAAGTCTATCGGGTGGACGGTATTGAGGTTCACCAACAAACAAGTTGCGGGACATTTGGCGGATTGTGTCCAGACGGTTTTGTCTACAATATCGAAGTTGAAAACGGAAATACCTACTTCGCAAACGGATACTTAGTCCACAACTGTCATCATGTAGCGGCTGAAAGCTACATGAACATCGTGCAGGCGTTTCGCGAACGCTCGCCAGATGGCGTCATTCTCGGGCTTACTGCGACACCGGAACGCGGCGATAAGCAGGCGCTCACGGCGGTGTTTAACAACGTGGCCGACAAAATCACCGTGGGCGAGCTTATCGCAGCGGGGAACTTGGTTCAGCCGCGTGCGTTCCGCATGGACATCGGGCTCAACGACCAGCTCCAGAACGTGCAGAAGACCGGTGCAGAGTTCGACATGGGCGAAGTCGAGGCCATCATGGACAAGCGTGCGGTTCACTCGGAGATTCTGAGGCACTGGCGCGAGAAGGCGTCAGGCCGGTCCACCGTGGTCTTCTGCTCGACCATCCAACACGCGCAACACTTGGCTGAGGCGTTCCGCGACGACGGTATCTCCGCCGAGGCCGTCCACTCCGAGATGTCGGACGACGACAACGCCACCATCCTGCGCCGCTTCGACCAAGGCAAAATCAAGGTGCTCCTCAACGTGATGAAGCTGACGGAGGGCTGGGACTGCCAGCGTGTGGGGTGCGTTGTTCTGGTGCGCCCGTGCAGCCAGAAGAGCACAATGATTCAGATGATCGGGCGAGGGCTCAGGCCGTGCATCGACGCGAAGCGATACCCTGGCGTGATTAAGAGCGATTGCATCGTGCTGGACTTCGGCGCATCGCTGCTCACGCACGGTGACATCGATGCGGGAGACCGGTTGTTCGTTCGCCAGAGCGAGACCGGCGAGGCACCCATGAAGAAATGCCCCGAGTGCGGCATTCAGGTGCCGGCAGCGGTCGGGAGTTGCCCCGTGTGCGGGTACGTCTTCCCCGTGCGGGTCAACGGTGTTGAGACCATCGAGTCCTTCGAGATGTCGGAGATGCAAATCATCGAGATGTCGCCTTTCCGGTGGGAGTCGATGTACAGCGACGCCGTGCGAATGGCGAACGCGCTGACGGCGTGGGGCGCGGTCATCAAGTTTGGGGAGGTGTACAACGCGATTGGCGGCGTCACCGGTGGAGCGGTCACCATCATCACGCGCACCAACTCCAAGGAGCTCGCGCTGGCTCAGGCGGACGATTTCTTGAGGCGAAACGGTGACAGAGCGAACTCGCGCAAAACTCGGTCATGGATTAAGTTGCCACCCACCGACTCACAGCGTCAGCACATGGCGGATGTGCCCATGTTCGGGATGTCGCGCTACCGCGCCAGTTGCGTGCTGACGTGGAAGTTCAACGAGGCACGCATAAAAAAAGCGATTCTTGGCTAAAGAACATGGAAAACCAACCGAAAGAGACAGTATGTACTCAAAACTGTGGCGCGAAATCATCCAACCCGTCCTCGACCAGCGCCGTCGAACACCCAGCGCATTACAACAAGCATCCGAGCGGAATCGAATGCATAGACATTGCAGAGGCATTTTCGTTCAACCTTGGAAACGTGATAAAGTACGTGTTCAGGGCTGGGTTCAAGGACAATGAAGTTCAAGACCTTGAAAAAGCGGCATGGTACCTGAGAAGAGAGATTTCACGCAGAGCAACAACAACAAAATGAAAAACAGACTAGAACAAGAAGCCACTGAGCTTCTGGCACTGACGGAGACGCTGCTTCAGTCGCACCCAAACCGGCGTGCGTTCGAGGCGACATTCAAACGCATCGAGGCCGAAATCATGCGCCTCAGAAAGGAGAGCAAATGAGCGGTCTGCCAAGCTGGTACGATGGGTGGCTTACGAACGACGAGAGCGAAGCCGAGAAACAATGCCGTTGCGGCAATGTCATGGA